CGCTGTTCCTTCCGTAAATGAACTGCCACCACCTAACGCCCATTGCTTAGATGATCCTGTAGTGAGAGTAGTTCCTAGTGCATACTCTTTACTAGAAAATTCACTCGTATCAACAGCGGCCCCTGTTGTAGTAGCCCACTCTTTTGCGGCTCCACGACTGCCAGTGCTGGTGACGTTTGTACCTCCAACCGCCCAAGCTTTAGAACTAAAGTCTGAACCAGTTACAGCACCATTAATTTTAGTTGCGTAGTTGGTTGCGAGTGTTGCTTGAGCCGTTGCTTTAGCTGAGTAATGTAAAGCAGAGAATGTTCCTGCTCCAGCAACAGTATCGTCTTCTGGATTAGAAGCCCATTCTTTCGCAGCTCCTTTGCTCGAAGTGTCGGTTATGCCCGTTCCACCAACAGCCCAAGCTTTTGAACTGTGGTCACTACCCGCCGCAGCGCCGTCAACTTTAACAGCATACGCTACTGCCGTAGCAGCAGAGGCTACTGCTTCATCTGCTTTGGTAGAAGCAGTAACCGCACTTGCAGCCGCCGCAGTCGTAGCAGCGCCGGGGTCATCAGCTTCTTCTAATGCAGTTAGCCCAGCGTTCCAACGAAATGTTTTTAAGGCAACAGGTGTAGGAAGCGTTGTGTCTACTCCTGATGTATCACCATCAGACAGTTTAAACGATCTATCAACCTCTGTGTTGATTTGTTGCGCCATCATTGTTGCCCGATCAAGCTCTTGCTCAACTAGGTCAGACGGAAAAGCGTCGTTCTCAACTAGGTCTAGCCCTTGTGTAAGGCCAACTTCACGAATAATAACTAGTGTTTCTCCAGACGCAGGAGCTGTACCCATAGTAACCGTGCCGCCAGACGCGTCACCCGCACCAGTAATAGTGTAATGCGTGGTAATAGTCTTTGTTGTCTCAGCGCCTGTGCTGTTTACAACAAGAATAACCTTGAGGTCTGCGTTGCTGAAAAACAAGTAACCAAACGAAAAAGCGGTTGTGCTTCCGTTGCCTGAGTAACTTACGCGGTTTACTGTAGAGCTTATGGTCATTGTGTGGGTTCCTTACGTTTAAACAATCTTATCATATACTACCGAAAAGCACTACTCAAATCTGGCGCTCTTGTAGGTAGTAGTTTTCCAGCTTCCCACCACATACCTCGCCCTTCCTCGTCTAAGTCATTAATTTTCTTAGTTGCTCTGTTTTGAAAATTAGGGTCTAAATCTTCAAGTATAAATTCATCTACAAGTGATGTTATGGCTCTATCTACATACCAAAGGTGTGAACCGGGAACTATTTTTCTTAGCGTTCCAACAAGTTGCTGGACAATCTTAGTGTCCTCACCTTGTAGTGCGCTTTGTGCGTTTCCTACAGTTAACTCTGCAAAACCATCCAATGCAGCGGCAGGAGCGCCTAACAAACTTTTAAAAAACCCGCCGCCGTATCTGTTTACATCGGATGTTAAGAAGTCTGCAAACAAAGATAACCCCCCACCCCGCGCTACTGCGTCAGGCCAAAACGTAGGGTCTGTAAATGGGTTCATACTGCGAGGGTCTTCACCACGGGACATGACGTGAATTTGTTCAGATAGTGCGCCAGCAGCGGTAAGATATGCTAAAAACGTAACAAAATATTTACCTTTATTTAAAGCACCTTCCCGCGCCATACCTTCTGCAAGATGTTTCATCATTATAGTAATAGGGAAATTTTTAAATACGGCAACTGATCTAAGCACTTCACCTTTAAAAGTACCAGCGGTAGTGCCACCAATCAACACTGATTTAGCTTCAACAGACGACGTAGGAACTGCCATCTCTAATAAGTTCTGATTGTACGCGGTAAATTTTGCAAAAAGATCATTTGCTACGTCTGCACTTATATCTGTGCGATGGATCATGTCGTTAAGGTTTAAAAATTTTGCGCCTTTGTGGTCAGTTAATTCTGTTTGACGCACAATATCCCAATCTTCAGCGGTAATACCTGCACGTTCCATACTCTCTTTAAAATCTATTTTATCAAAAGTTTTGTTTACGTTACGCGCATAACTACCCATCATCTCTAATGAGAATGTGTTTCGGGACATTTGAGTGTGATGGCTTAACAAACTTAAACGCAGAGCGCCTTCGGTAAGTCGTTGCGCCCATTTAGGGCCAAACGGGTCGCCACCAAAACGTTCGGCTGCTGCTAAATTACCTAAAGCTAAATCATTAACTACACCCATCTGACGGGCAAACTCACGGTCAGCTTTACTAGCTGGGTTAATCATTTTTAAGTAGGAAGCTATGGGAGACATAGCTTTGTGTCCAGACAAACGTGACACAGATTTCATAGTAGCTATGTCGCCCGGTGCAGCAGAAAAAATAGCTTTACCTAATAGCGCGCCGGGTAGTAGCGTCCGTATTGTACTCATAACAATTCCAACGTTATTAAGTTCAACATCTGCGTTACGTCCGGTTACAAAACCAAACACACTATCTGAGTCATTTATATCTCTTGACACACTGTGTAACAATTTTTTTTGAGTTTTAAGGTCACCTTTTGTTTGCGCTTCATCTACCAATTGGCTTGTTCGCATCTTTACAGCAGCCTCTAAACGGCGTTTCATTATAGAGGGGTTAGGTCCAAGCACTTGTAGTTGAGCTAAATCGCGTGACGCTTGGCCCATGTAGTCAATAAGCTGATCAATTAACGTTCCTCGACCATACTCACTTTGCATACTAGACCACGATTCCGGTGTTTTATACCGCAAAAAACGTTTGTTAGTTAAACGGCTGGCTACCCCTACTTCTGGGCGATAGTCAAAAGTAATTTTGTTTAAACCGCCTGTAGTTATTGTTGTATGTACTTCACCTAAAACACGAACGCGGTCACTCTCTTCTATTATTTTCCCGCCGTTAAATTGTTTCATGTGTTCCCAATCTAACACACCGTCACCATTATGGTCCTCAATCCACTTATCTCTGTTTTTAGACATTTTACCAACGTCGTGCATTTGAGGCGCGTGAAAATTGGGGTCTTCTACCATGTCTACCCCTGCGGCTTTAGCCAGACGAGCAAAGTCCGCGTACATTTCTTTAGTAGCTTCAGATAACCCTTTTGCAGCCGTGCTTTTTGTGTCCTTACCGTATAACTCTTTAATATAATCGTCTAAACCCGCTTTTGAACGGAATGCCCCAATTACCCGTGTGTCGTATTTATCAAGCATATCAACCATTAAACCGTTAAAACGCCCTAAATAACCACGCGAAACATATTCAACTTCCGAATATATCTTAGTTAACTCTTTACCGGGGCGATTTTTTAATTTCATAATACGGTCAGTTAGTCGTATCTGTACCTGCGCGTCACGAATGCGGCGAGCTTGATCCGCTGAGTTTTTAAAAGTTTTTGCTTCTATTAGTTCGGCGGCGGCAGCACTTTCGGCTCGTTCACGCGGAACACCGTCACCTAACATCTCATTAACGCGGCTGTCAAATTGATCTAGTAACACTTTAGCGTCTTCATGCTTTGCGTGTTTGCTACCAATACTTTCTACAATACAATTTCTATACGACATATTATATCCCCGTTGGGCAAGTAGATAAGGCTTTTAACAACTCGTCATCTTGCTTACCTTGGTCTAAGTATTCGCGTAGTGTCACCGTGCCGCCTGTTTCTGCGTCCGTAATCTGAATGATTGTGTTGTCTAAATCGACATCACCGATACCACGCCCTAAATTTATAGTGTTTTTTTCACTATCTATAGAACTCATGTGTTCTGCGGTTTGTGTATTACGCATTTCGTCTAACTTTGGTTCTATATCTTTTAATTCTTTAGCTGCTTTTGCGGCGTAGTCTTGCAAAGGCATACCATTTATAGTGTGACGGTCTAGCGCACTTACAAGCGATTGTGCTGGACGTTCAGCGTCAATTTTTTGACGTTGCATAATGTCCTCAACAGCAACGCGACCTGACGGGCTAATCTTAGGTGGCGCAAATTCTGGGCGGGGTAGCGCGTCTCTACCTTGCTTTAACAACGCAGATATCTCTGGAGCAATGTCACGTAATTCGTTATCCGCAGCTTGAAGCGCCTCACGAGTAACTCGTTCTTTAGCGTTTTCTGCGCTAGTTAGCCGCAATTCTTGCTCAACTAGTGCTTCACGTTTAGCATTAATTTCTTTCTGTATTTTCTTTTTGTTCTTAGCTGACGCGCCTCTTGCCTTAGTTTCAAGTGCAGCTAACTCATCTTCAGCGCGTCCTATTGTTTGCGCGACTTCTTGCCCCGGTAACTCTTGACGTATATCGTCTAAACGTCTACGCTCTTCTGCAATTTCAGTGCTTAAACGCTCATACTTGTTAATTAAATCAGGGTTCTTATTACGTGCGTACTCTATTACAGCCGGATTTTTATTCATTTCGGTAATCGCCGGGTCGCCCTGCACAGCTTCAAAATCTGGTTTAGTATATATTGGTGTTGTATTAGGCATTCGTGTAGACCCACTAAGGTCGGCTTTTAACTTGTTAAGCATAGGTTCCATTGCATCCATGAGTTTTTCATGGTGTAAATTAAGCCCAGTATCTGTGTCGCCGTAAGGGTTTGCTCTGGCAAACAGAATATTGCTTTGCTCTGCAATAATAGCTGCCTGATCGGAAGGTTTAAACAAGTTAGGGTCTAATTTAATTACTGCATCTTCGTAGGCTTTTTGACGCGTCTGTTGTAAATTTACTTGGTTAGTTTTTTGTAACATAGCGCGTCCAAGTGCGCGTTGCGGTGCTACTTGTTGCTCTATTGCCCGCCCTGCTACTGGCGCAAGTTCACCAGCGCCTCGTAGTAGCCCCGCACCCGCTGCCGCAAAACCTACTTGTGTTAATTTTTCACCTGTTGTTGTACTGACACCCATTAACGCTTGGCGTTCTGAAACTCCTGTAAATTGGTTAACGGCTTCAATTCCGCCACCTGCTGCAATTTCAGTTAATATACGCTTAGTAACTGTTTGACCTACGCCGCCTATACCTAACGTAGCAAAATTAAGAAAATTAGTGCGAGGGTTCATTGAGGCTACTAAACCTGCGCTGAACGCACCTAACTTACCAGTAATACCAGCGGACTCGCCAATTCTTGCTGCGACCCCCCGAAGGTCTTTACTGCGGGATTTAACACCGCTCCAAAGTTCACCAAAAAGTTTAACGCTGTTATCTTCTGGGTTAGCTTCTCTGTATGCTTGTAACCTTTGATTTGCTTGCTCAAATTGAGCGTATTGTTCCGTTAAATTTGAGTCTACTTCTGTATCTTTACCCTCTTCTTGACGTGCGCCGTTAAGGTAGTTGCTGCGAAACAACTCATTTTCATATAATTTTTCGCCAGTTGCTGCAAAATATGACGCGGCGTTAGCTATGTAATCATCTTGTATAGCAACTTCTAGACCATTAGCTGCCATGCGGAGATTATCATCGTTTAATGTAGCTACAAAATTTTCTGTAAAATCTGTAGTTTCATTCCACTGACCGGGTACGCCACCTATAACGTCTAACGGTTTGCTCTGTAAAAAACTCATTCAAAACTCTCGTAGTAGTTTTCAAGTTTGTTAAGGTCCATTATTAAAACTTTATTAGAACCGGGGTGGCGTAAATACTTGTTAGTACCCTTATGTTGCACACGATATTGACCATCACCAACGTACCTAAAATGACTGTTTGATAGTAATTTTTCTCCAGTAACCGTGTTACCTTGTTGATTAACCGGAACAACCCCATCAAAGACTTGCAACATAATTTCTTCGTTATCTAAACTTGTTACTGCGTTTTCAAAATATTCTTCTGTTTTTCCTATAGGTAAGACTAGTCGGCTGTTGTTACGAGGAATAATAGTTCCGCCATGAACTTCTTTTATTAACTTTTTTACATCACTATTAGTAATTTTAACAGTACCTGATGGCAAACCTCGTTTAACATACAAACCTTCAAGAGCAGCATACATACCTTCTTTAACATGATTAGGCATATTCATAAAAGCATCACCTATTTCTGTGTTAAACACTTCACGCAAACCAGACGACGGTAAATTTTTAGAACCATTAGGTTGTTCTAACGTTTTTCGACCTTGCTCAATTTCTAAAGCAATTGTTAAGTGTTGATCGTGGGAAGCCATACCTGCTACATACCCTGTACCAGAAGCTCCTTTTTCGCTTAATTCATTAAACACCTTGTACGAGTCTGGCCCACCCGTACCGACTATAGTGCGATACAATTCTACGCGTTGATTAGCATCCATTTCAAATATTGCTGTCTGAACTTGTGAAAGCTCTTCTGGCAGAAAAAATTGATAGTTTTCAACTCCATATTTATTTTTAGCCTCGTTTGCAGCAGTAAAACGGTCTTTTAAACTACTGGAAGATTTAATATCTATTGGTGGTATATCCATGTTTCCTGATTGGGCAGCCCATGAAATCGGGCCTTTTTTAGTAAGTACGTTTTGCATTTCTTTTAAATACGCGCTATGCAACTTTATTGTTTCTGCTTCAACCGTAGAAATGCCATCTGTTCTTTCTGCATGAAGACTAAAAGCAGCAACATAAGCTTGCGTATTCGCTAAAGTTAAGTCACTTTTAGCTACCCAACCTCTGTGCAATCCTTCGTTTACTAAATTAGTCATTTTGCGTAATACGTCAGGGTCATCTATACTTGGGATTAGAGCTTGTATCATAACCACGTCTTTTATAGGTAATTCACCTAGCTCTGCAACTGGCAAAAGTGCGGCTATCATATCACGTCCGGCGGCATTAGCTTCTGTAGTTTTCTTTGATAAAATACTACGAGCAGCTTTAACTTGCATAAACTCTAATTCAGTGGCTGGTTGTCCCTGCTGCGGCCCCGCAGTTAAAAAAGCGTTTACTTCTGGCACGGACATTTTACTAGCTTCAACACGCCAATCTTTAAACGCATGAAGCCGGGTTAAACTTGCGTGAGCTATGGGGTCGTCTGACAACTTCCCTAATGTTGTAAGTTGTGTCATCTCACTGCTGCTAACACCAAAACCTCCAATAAGTCTTTCACGTACAGAATTAATTCCTATCCTAAAAGCGGTGTTACTTTTGTTTTGTTGGTTTAATGCTTTAGCGTCTAATTGATTTTTCTTGTTGTTAGCTGAAAGGGTAATTTGACTTAATCCCGCTGGACTTAACTGTGTCTGCCAGTAATCCCCTGTAAGCATTTCTATAACACTATCAGGGTCACGGTGTACCTCACCGACTAATGTGCGGTAAGCAAGGTCTTCGCGAAACTCGCGTTCAACTTCAAGTTTTGCGTCGTCTGATATACGCGAATCTTTAATTGTTTCTAATCCTTGTTCAAGACTTCCTGTAAACATTTGAATGTCTTGGTACGCAGCGTTAATGCCAGCAGAAAGCGTATTCTTAGTATTTAAAACGTTTAAACGTGTTCTAGACACTGTTTCAAAGTCTACTGCTTTCCCGACCAGAGTACCCTTTAAACTTTCAAGCTGTTTTGCTAAATGTTTTTTAGCCGTTGAAGTAAGCTTATCGCTCCCTAATTTTGTAGCCGACCATGTATCAAAATCGTCTTTTACCGTTTTAGTAAAACCATCAGCGCCCGCTACCGCAGCGGCTTCGCTAGTCTTCAGTCTTTCGGCCCACTCGCTCCGACCTTCCATGTAAGTTAAATCAGCGTAGCTTTTACTGTCGCGCTCTGTTTTCTCTGCTACAAAATCACCAAAACCGGATATATCTTGCCCCGCGCTAATAAGCCCTTTACCACCCCCACCCATTGAGGCAACATCGGCGCGAGCAGTTTGCGGGACAAATCTAACATTACCTGCTGGAGTTATTTTGTTAGCCATAACTTACCTTTAAAAAATTCTTAGTTTTGAAGTTGGAGCAAGCGCGTTATATCGTTCTGTAGTTTTTGCGCTACCTTTAAGTAATGCACCTGCGGCGCTAAACATACCTTCTTGCTGTGCCGTTTTTCCTCTGCTTCTTTCAAGAGTAAATTGAGTTTCAAAGTTACTAGCTTGAAGTTCGCCTTCATGCTCTATACTCAAAAGTCTTAACTCGTCTTCCATTACTTGATCTTCTAACATATCCCACGCCGCTCCGCTGCCCATGTTAGCCCGTATAGTGCCTTGTCGGCGCAGTGCATTTCTTCTTTCACGGTTAGCGTTTTCTACAGATGTCGCTTTTGCTGACACTGCGTTGTTGCTTGCTACTTGAGCGTTAAATTTTGCTGCTTTACTAGCTGCTTGCCCTTGTTTAATAGCGCCAACAGCGGATGTAGCTGTACCAACAAAGGTAGCTATTAAGGCTACTTCTGCGCCTGTCATAAGACCCTCGCATACAAAGCACAGGCGCGACCATCTGGGGAATACGCTTCCATTCGCTCCGCTTCCATTTTAAATCCTAACATCTTAGCCCAACGGTGGGCTTCTAGAAAATCAACATCAACAGTCATCTCTATGCGTTGAGTGTAACACGCATCTAAGAAATTCTTAACCGCTCTATGCACACCAACAAATTGACGCGGCCCCATTGGGGATAGAAAAGCCCACGCTAACGATCTACCTTGCCATTGGGGTATTACCCCCGCAGCAGCAAGCGGTGTGTCGTTGTCTACCGCCGTATAGGACGGGTGCGCTTCTAACGCTTGTCCTTGCTCTGGTGATACCCAACCGCTTAAATACATCTGTGCGTCCTGTAGTTTTAGTTTTTCTAAATGCTCTGCTTTAAAAGGTACTACCAGCATTATCTATCCTGAGTGGACATTTGAGGCATTAGTGCTTCCAATGTCATTGGTAATGGTTGATCCTGTCGAATAAAGATGTGTTCATCTGAACTGTACCCGCCATCCCACTCAATTTCAACATCTCCGGTAAATAAAGGTATTGCCGTGTCCATTGCGTCACCCCCTTCACGAAAATGAAAAGAATCTAAACTTGTGTTTGTAGAACCGATCTTTCCGCCTAACGATTGGAAAAATCTAACAATTACACGATGCACACGAATTAATTTACCTTGAGCCGTACCATCTTTAGCTCCTGCATCGGACCTAAGTGTTTCCGCATCAGAAGTGTAGGCTAGTCCTACGTGAGCTTTAGTAGTTGGGCGGCTAAAAGTAATAGCGCCTGACGATACGGTTTTATCAGGTACGGTAGCGCCTTCAGATAATATAGATACGGTTTGACCTTCAAGATGATCTAACCCTGACAGAGTTGTTACCCGTTGCCTTACTTTACCGTTAGCTAAATAAGTAGTAAAAGCTGAACTATCTATGGCGCTGTGTATGTCGCCACCAGAAACGTAAGTGGTGTAACCAGAGCCATTAATACCAGATAGCTGAAAAGTGTTTGCGGTAACGCCAGCTACTGTAAAACCTAGACCATTTAATTCTGTCATTCCAACAACATCAAAAATAGCTACTTCATCTGCGTTAGATAGCCCGTGGCCTACAGCCGTTATAACAACAGGATTTGCTGCTGTAGCTGCTGAAATAGTTACTTTTTTCTCCGCAGTGTTAAACAATTCCATTGTGTTTGCGGCTTTTGATGCAATACGATAGACGCCCTTGTTTACTTCGGTCATGCCACCAACTTCGGTAATTCTAACCGTGTCTCCGTTTGAAAGACCGTGAGAACCCGCAGTAACAACACAAGGTTTAGCTTTAGTAATAGCGGTAATAGTAGTTGGGTTATCTAAAGTTAACCCACTATCAACAAAAAAAGAATCTTCTGGATCGTTTGTGGCATCCCAAAAAGAATTTAAATATTCTATGTATCTGCGTGTAGCGCCGTTAATGTAGCGGTTAACTACTACGTACAATTCATCAGCAACCCCTTCAGGGTTAGGAATGACGGCTACACTCTCAACTTTAGCTTGTATTGTGCCACCACTGTCGCTGTATCCGCCCACAACATGACGATGCCACCCGATAATCTTTTGATCTCTTTCGTATGTCAGACCTACTAAAGTCCCATCGTTAAGCGCACACCATACAATACTTTGTGGCTCCGATTGATACGCAATTTCAGTAACGCCTGTACGAGTAACGTGTTCTGCAATTAGCGTCATGTCTGGCGCTCTAAAACCGTCATCCTCAAACGCAAACGCTAACTCTCGCAACTTTCGTTGCGCTCTTTGTAAAAATAACATTGCGCGACCCACTCTTACGGGCTGCACATTAGCACTACCGTAGGCAGAAGACCGTTTACCTTGAACGTTTGATGGCGTAGTAACCCCACCCGCGTCTGAAGGGCGAACAGTCCACTCACCGCCAACAGTCCCTACCAGTAAACCTTTTTCATCGTCAGCTAACCAGCGAATAGCATTAACGTTATCCGCAGCTAATGTAACGGTCACCGCGTTATCGTCAACTACTGTTCCATCAGGTTCAGTAGGTGTAAAGTTTTCAAAATCACCTGTGCGGCTCATGTCAACCCGTTGAGGGAAATCTACACCACCGCCAAACACTAATCTGTCTTGGTGAAACGTTACAGCAGAAGGAAAACCTGTAGTGTTTGACCACACACCTAAACGCCAGTCTACAGTGGCTGTTGTAGCAGACGCGTTTGGTCCATCAATAGTAGCCGTAACGTGAGTTGTGTCAGTAAAAGCAGTAATTCCTAGAAAAGTAAAGTTACCTGCTGCGTCTTTCCAACGTATTGAGCGCCCTACATCGGTAGCTAAAAAACCACTACCGTCGTTAATACCTGTCACCGCTGAAGCAGTAACGGTTACTGAACCGGAAGTTGCGGACAAACCTAGCGTAGTTGTTTCGACATTTGAGTTTAAATAAGGCCCATCTGTAAAAGTAATATCAGTTATTGACCAATCAGTGTCGGACGTGCGGGATATTTTACGAGGCGTATAAGATGGGTGCGTAATATAGAGTACGTCTGCCGATTGTGTAAATTTAAGTTCAAACAAATTAGCGGTTGTGTACGTTGTTACTAACTCAATTGTTTTAGATGCTGTTCCGCCAGAACCGTATGTTGTAAACGAACTTGAGTTAGTGTTTACGTCGTCAATGTTGGTTAGTTCAAACGTGTTTGTAGCTTTGTTTTTAATCTTATAATATTTACCGTTTAGTTCGGTCATACCAACTACAGCATCTATGAAAATTTCATCGCCATTACTATACCCATGTGATGTGGCTGTAACTACGCAAGGGTTAGCTTTAGTTGCCGCAGAGATTGTTTTAGCCCCGTCTAAGATAGCTCCGTTATCTTTATAAAAACGTGCGTACAAATTACCTAGTTCAATAATGTAAGCTTGAGTAGTAGAGAACTCAAAACGTATAATGCGCGTTAAATTGGCGCTTGTTTTAACTTCTTTCACAAACCCCATACCGGGACGACGTTCTATTGGACCTTGAATTAAAGGGACAAAGTTTAAACACGTTTGCAAACCTGTTTTGTATTTGTCCACGTCAGGACGACCAAAAAGCAACGGAGAGATTTCTCCGCCGTTAAAATTGTTTTGAATGGCGGATACTTTTGCCATTACAAACGAGCCGCAACCCACCCATCGACGGGCAGTTCTTGTGGTGGTCGTTCGTATGCGTTTATCTTCTTAGCTTCTCTTTTAGCCAAAACGTATCTATTTTGAGCGTCTGATTTTTTTGTGTTGGATTGAGTTATTTTTTCTGCCACATCCATAGCAATACGCGACACTAACAAATCAATAAACAATTCATCAAAATCGTTAGGGTCCGTAACTCTTTTTAAATAGATAATTTGAAGTGGTGCAGTGTCGTTAGTAAGAATTTTACGCCCTTCAATTTGCCAATCAATGTTTGGGTCAATTCCACCTAAAGCATAAGTATTAGTAGCTGTGTTACGCGCAGGTAATAGCCGCACATAATCAGAAGGTAGTGTGTACTGGGCTGCAAAACCAAAAGTGGGTGCTACAGAATCCGCAGCTACTTCAACTCTTGTTCGAGCAAAACTCCATTGATGAGAACGAAGTTCACTGTCTCTAGCGTGTTCGTATACACGGTTGCATTCACGCCCTGCCGTAGTGTCTTCGGTCAAAGCTCCAATTGATTTAGCTCCTAAACGTTGAAGAGCTAAATTGCATATATCTACTGCACTTGCCATTGGTGTTTCCTAGCTTTAACCCGTAAAGAAACGGTGGAGAAGTGTTTAAACTTCTCCACCTAATCAATTAGTCAACAACGTACAACATTGTCAACTCAATGGTTCCTGTAGCCGCAGCGCCAGCGATTACAACCGTGATGGGGATACCATCAGCGTCTGCATCGACAACACTGTTGCGACCAAGTGCTGATGTAGCAGCGATATCAACTGTAGTAACTGAAGTTGATGCCGCCGCAGCTTTGTATTCATCAACGTCAAGAGCAACAACTGTACCGTCAGCATTCTTATAAGCCGCGTGGCCTACAGAAGCTGTAGTAGAACCGCCAAGAGCGTCATGCATTAACTCGCCCGAAAGGATACGCGCCCCATTCGGAAGGTTAAACATTTCAATTGGACCAACAGCAAGCGATGATGCTTCAGCTAATGCGTAAGCAACACGCACACGACCAGCCTGTTCATTAGGCTTAATTCGTGTAGTTGGCGTATCTTGGTTCCACTTAGTTTTTTGGACACTGTATGTAGTAGCCATTATTTAAGCCTCCGAACAAGTGATTGCGACGACTTTTTTCTCTTCTACACGAGTAGCGCCAAAGGTAGCCTTTAGATAAACTTGTGTTGAATAAGATTTGTCATCACGTTCAGTGATACGTGCATTGATGTCATTCCATAAACCAAGATGCAATCCAGATTTAGCCCAACATACTGCGGTACGATCTGTACCAGAGAGTGCTAGACGTTGGCTGTCTATGAAATTGAAACCCATGAACGACTTAATGCGACCATCAACAAGTACAGGTTTGGTTGTGAAATCCAAGCTAATTGCTTGAGTTTGACCTAACAAGTCATCGTGCTGTTGAGCGCCAATAGCACAATATAGTTCTTCGTTGTCTACATCGACTTCTGCTGCAATTAACAACTGCATAGCTTCACGTAGCTTGGCAATAGTTAATCCACCCGCTGTAGTACTAGCAGTTTGTGCAGCGGGGAACGCTGTGGAAACAGTGCCGTCTTCGCCTGTTTTAGCAGTGCCTGTAGCAGCCGCAATGATAACATCATCCATAGCCCGACCTAGAGCCATTGCGCCGTTGATAGCGTATGGTGAGGTTGGATCAGCGATAATGCGTAGCTTGTCTTGATCATCAATCAAATCAGCCCATTCGTAATCGCTAGGATAAACCCAACGCTTATCATGAGGTGTTTCGATTAATGGTGTGTCAGAATGACGAGTTGTTTTGAGTTGAGCGTTTACAGCACCAATTTGGTTAACTGCTGCGCCAGCTTTACCGTTATAGCTATCTTCCATAACGGTTGAACGGAATTTAGAACCTCTTTGTTGTAAGAGATGTTCTACTGTCGATTTATAGTCAATCACTGACCAATCGAGGATTTCATTAGACATGGTTAATATGCCTTCCTTCTATCCGGTTAAAAACAGAGCTGGAAGGCTTATCCAAGAAACTTGGGGCCAAACTAATAAGGCTGGTTACTGGCCCGAAGGTTATCAGAGGTAGCCGTTTCGTACACCATCATTGGTGCGCTTGATGCAAGATTATTACGTCAACTACAAAAAAGCAACCCGTTTGTTATTTTTTATTTTAACGACGACCCTTTCGAGATCGCCGTTGTTGTTGATTTTCGTTGGGGGTAGCACTCTGCGTCGGGACAATCTCTGTTTCTGGTGGCGTTTGGTTAATCTTGACAACGGTTGCGCTCCCTTCAATAAAGTTTGCGTACTCTTCAGCTAGTACAAGAATGTCGCTACTTTCTAATCCAGATTGCACAGCTAATTTTAACGCTTCTAACCTAGTCTGTGCGCTCATGGTGCTTGCCCTGCGGCTTGACGTGCCAGAGTAGATTTCTTTTCTACCGCAGCTTTATGACCGGGGTGTGTGCGATTTAACCACGCTTCCATATATTCTTTGTTCATAGACAACTCACCAAGCTGCTGTTGCGCTGCGGCGGGAGTTAACATTCCACCCGTGACGCTTTCACCTTGGTCTACTGAATCTTCGCCAAGTTTGCCGCCAAGACTATGGACAAACTTCATGGCTTCAACTGGCCCCATGCTATCACGCAAACCAACTAAGTGTGCTTCTGTCATACCAAGCTGCGCCGCGTATTGCTCAACACCTTGTATGTTCTGGTCAAACGCTGCGCCCCACTCTTGTCGTAATGCGTTTTCCGCGTCTACAGCAGCCAGTTGTTCTGCCTGACCCTGTTGCTCAACTACATTAGAGAAGTACGCGCTGTCGGCTTCTGCAAGCCCAGAGAACTGCTTGTCCGTAATACCTAGCTGGTGGGCAGTGGCCCGTAACCCATCAAGACGGGCAGTGTCCGCGCCTTCGCCTAACGCAAAACTATACGCGTCGGGTGTTTCTGGACGACCTAAACGATTATAAAATGTGTCTGTCTGTTCTGGTGTAGATGTGTCATCTAACAGTGTGACTGTACGACCTGCACGATCTGCGCCCATCATCTTTTCAAGATTGTGGTAGCTATTAAGGACATTTTCAAAGTTGCCGTTTTGTAGTCCTTTGTTTTCGGCCCACCCGCGTAGGTCCGTGTCTGATACACTGTCAATCCATGCGCCTTGTGTAGCTGCTGGAGGTTGACCGGGTGTTGCCGATGCGGATACTGATGCGTCTACTGCTGCTTCTGGGTTGCCCGTTTCAACGGACCCTGTTTCTTCAGCCATGTGTTTTAATCTCCTTGGGGGTTAAAATGTGACCAAAGTTCTTCTTCAGTCATTTTAAGGTGACGCGCAATGCGTAACCAAACTTCTCTTCGACCTTGCAGTACGCCCTCCATTCGGGCGTCTGGATTAAATGTACTTTCGTGCGCTCTGCAAAACTTAGCTAGATCATCTAGTACCCGTTCGCCGTGAACACCCGAAAAGACCTGACGATAATCTTGAGCGCGTGTGCGTAAATAGCTTTTAACTCGATCTATCACTCTTTAATTACCTCACCAATTTTACCTGCGGCAATCCCGCCTTCGTTGCTGCGCGTTTGCGCATCTTTAACTGCGGAAGGTATATCGGGAAAACTAGGAAACTGTAAACCTGTATCTTGTGCGGCTTTTACCGCTTCGTCGTCATCAGGAAATTCTGTAACTTTGCCGTTAACTACATACAATGAAGGAATGTTAGTTGGCGCACCGTTGTTAATGTTAGGGTGCGTAACTGTCTTACTTATTTCAGTTGAGCGCGTTCCGTCTTTATTTTGTCTAAACTCTCCTTGTTTAAGCGGGCGTATGTCTCGTTTTTTCTGTTCCATTACCCTAACGCTTTCATTACACCTGCGGCGGCGGGTGCGGCCTCAATCATTTGCTGTGTCTGTTGCTGTTGAGCGCGTTGCTGTCGTAAGGCTTCTATTTGTTCTGGTCCGTTCATCCAACTCTCAGGCATTGCGTTAATCTCAGCCAAAGCCGGGTAGATTACGTCAGTATTAAAATAGTCCATAACACTGAGGTCTTGTGTTGTGTTTGCGTGAGCAATAGCCGTCTCAAAGGTGCGCAAGTAGCCTGTAGCTTCTTCGGCTCTCTGAGAGCGACTGAGAGGGCTGTCATAGGCCACGTCATACTCGCCTTCTGCTTCAATCAAAGCCTCTGGCATCTGCGGCAGTAAACCCTGCATATTTAAAAGGTCTAGCTCACGATCAATCATAGGCCCAAGCATCTCAGACTGTTGACGACCCATTGTAGGTGATAGGAGTGCGCCTTTTTCTCTGGCTCTCTCCAACACTTCAGTAGCCGTCATAGCTGGTGTATCCACTAAGATTTGGAATAAACTAACTAAAAATCCGTCGTTTATTACTTGTCTTTCCATGTCCATTAGCTCTTGACCCGCTGCCAAGTTGCCCGTGGGTAGCGTCTGCACCATCAATCGACCTTCGGCAGATACGCCACCGGGGTTCATCGCTCCCGGTTTCATACTAAACGAGTCCAGCACCCCGTCGTCATGGGATAGCAATACGGGGTCTACAACTCTGTGACCCTGCTTAAGCATTGTTTTCTTCTGCTCATTAAGAACTTTAATTGATGGCAAGACCAACATAGCGGGTGAACGCCCGTAAATCTCACCGGGTCCAGTGACGTAGCGGCTGATTGGATAGGGGAAGGTGTTAAAACCACCCTCGCTCAATAAGTGTTTACCCTCGACGCTGACATAGTACGAGGCAAACTTTTTACCTCTGTAATCCATCTTGCGCGGGTCAACTTCTGAACGAGGCCGAACACAATGTATAATTTCAAACTTTTTATCAGGCTGGTCCTTGACCGCTTTACTAATGGCTTCGGGTATACTTTCCCAGCGTTTTACATCGACGCGCTGTTGCATCTGACGTGCGGTCAAGCTGTACTTACGATAGCTTGTGTCCACCATACCTTGATGGCTCATATCAAACAGTATTTCCCGTAAGTCTATAGATTGATAACGTAAGCCGCCATCATCATGCGCGTCTGGAAATATAGCACTCGTACCGAACGCACCAAGGCCCATGTAGACCTCATGCTGTTGGCTAGAGTAATTTGCTTTAGGTGAGTAGCGGTGTTTAAACAGTATGTTAGTTGTCTGCTCAAAATACAGTTTTACTTCACGATCTTTTGACAGGTCTGGGTTTGTTACACTTAACCTGTGCCACCGACTGTTACGCGGTGTTAGCATACTCTCCATTGCAGCAGCAAAACGTTCAAGACCTAACGCGGCGGTACTGTCAAACATCTTGCTAGTGCGTTTCTCGCCACGGGTTATCCCACTGTCAGGAGACTGCATAGAGCCAGAGTAGCGGGGCATCACCCTGTCTGCTATCTCTTCCCAATGGTTCTCCCAAGTACCACGCTGGCCTTTAAGGGCGTCGTACCGTTTGATTACACCTGTGGCAATGTCATTTTCCATATTACGTTCCTAACAGCGTTCTTGAGGCATATTGCCCTTGTCCGCTTGCGCCTGTTGATGAAGATGCGGCTCTCCCGCGTTGTCTAGCCGAACGGGTTTGCTCACTAACTATATTTGCAATTTGCGTTTCAAGAGCGGATTTTTGATTGGGCGCGGTAGCGGCTACTTGATTTGGTTTAGAAACTGTTTCAGGTGATTTATCAATAATATTATTATCTAATCCACCACCCCCAAAAGGGTTAGTACCACCAGATTTTCCGTCTGTTGGTGTAAACCCATCAAACGTTTTAGAACCCAGTGCATAGTCCGTGTTGACATCAATTGCGCGTCCCGCAGCTATTGCGCCGGGTATTGGGGTAGCAGCGCCTACCATAGTTGCAAAACCAACTTTAGTTGCGCTGGCTACACCGGGGCGACCACCTTTAATTCCTATACCTTCACTTTTAAGACCTAGTAAACCTTCTGTTGCAGGTGTAACACTAGCGCCTCCAGTGTCGCCTACTAATTCTTCTGCTTTATTTAAACCTTTAGCTTGAGCGTCTACCCGCGCTTGTTCTTCTTCTGTTAAACTTCCGCTGCCGGGTAAACCTAAAGTACCCAACAACGCGCTTTTGCCAGCTAACGCGGCTTGCCTAGATAATGAACTTCTAGGTGAGTTTAAAGGTGATGTTAAATCTACAGGCTTGCCTAGTGCTGGTGCTGGTGTTCCAAGCAAGTCTGCGTTGGCTCCACCTTTTAAAACGTCGTCGCCGCCGTTGTCATTAATTGTGCCATTACCTGCTCCGGTAATAGACGGTCCACGGCCCGCGTCAAACCCAGTTGGTTGTTGTGCTGGCGGTGCGCTGAACGCCCTAAAGCTATCCACCTTTGTCTGGGTGTCATTGCCGCCCCCACCTGTTGCTTCACCACCCATTACGCGGTTCCTAGCAAAGTCTTAGTCGTAGACGGTGTCTCATCGGTCACACCCTGACCACTTGTTAGGATAGTACTGGCGCGACCTGACCTTGCCGCCAAACGTCTGCGGGCGTCTATCGCAGCCCCTTGAACATCAGGGTCCGAACGCGTTGGTGGGGGTGGCGCAGGTGCGGGCGCAGGAATTGAAGGGGAACTAAATATACCGCCCATAGTTGTCTCTCCATAATAACATAATACTAATTTCTGAACGCTAACACAAAAAAGTACTCCGGCGCAAGGCCGGAGTAAGTTTAAACAGGGAGGTGTAAAACGAAAGGGGGGTATCGCTTTACTATCCAAACATATCATAATCCATATCATTTGCAACCTGTCTTCTTCTACTGCGCCCTGTCGTCGCGTCTGTTCTACCTATTACACGACTAAACGTCACAGCTAACGCATCTGCAAAGTCAGGGCTGGCGTGTCCGCGTTTCTTCATTTTCTCTTTAGGCTCCAGCTTGAGCTGGCCTTTAAGATTAAAGTCATACATCGGCCCACACAGGTCATCCGCAAGTTCTTTTATAGCTGGCAGTGACGCGGTTGGTAGCCAATCTCTAACCCGCCCCCACATCTCTGTCCGGTGGTTGGCATACGCATCTTTATCCTGCGCGCCGCCCCCTGTCTTAACCTCTATAATATTAAAGTTATTATCTTTTAGCACGTCTACAACACCGCCGCCTACCCCATCACCCTCAACAAACACCGCGTTTGGTTTATACTTCTCAATCCCACGCGCTACGTGTTCCGCAAGCTCTGTTATGCTACAACTCTTATACCGCTCGAACGGTATGGACGATGCGTCTCGCCCTATGCGGTATGCTATTACCGCACTATCATCCCCGTACCGTGCCGGGTCTACACCCATAACTAACGCCGCGCCGGGGTCATCAACCGCTTCACGCGCTATTGCATCGTCTACATCCCCTCGACCTATAAACTGATAATCCCCCTGACGTGGGAACTTCCCATACACCTCAACTCTGGCTTGGTCGGAGTCCTCGCCGTACTGAGATATGATGTCATTATACAGCGTGTGGTCGTTCTCATTAACACTTCTGCCGTCTATCGTTTCGTTATTCCACTGGTCCCTGTTCCCGTGGAAACATTCAAAGAACTCACCACTGGGGTTTCTTGGATTAGAGATAGCAATCCAGAACCTATGTGTTGTCTTGTCTGTAAAATACCCTTGCGCCACGGGCCAGATAGCTGAGTGGATGCCGCTTGCCTCATCAAATAAAACCGCCATCCCCATCTGTGAGTGGATACCCGCATAGGCGTCTGGCGCTTCTTCTGACCACAGCCGTGCTTGGATATACCAGTACGCATCATCATAACCCGTTGTTGCTTTAAGAGCTTCAATTAACCATTCCGCAGGTCTAAGAGACATTGCGTTGTGTTCAAACCACCTGCTGTTAATACTCATCGTTGCCCACTTCCTAATCTCAGGAAACGTTGTGGACTTGAGTTGCTGCTCCGTGTTCGCTGACACAATAACGGTGCTAGACGGTAAACAAGAAAACAACCAGATGCTAATCCAAGCAAGGAATGCTGACTTCCCAATCCCACGCCCTGACGCTCTTGCGAGTTTCATAAGCTCTGGCACATTACCGTGTGTTACTTTTCGATTGTTCTCTAAAATGTGGTCGCGCATTTGAGAAAGCGCCTTGCGTTGCCAATCACGCGGTCCATCGTGATTAGCAAGGGGTGTGTTGGGTTGTCCCCACGGGAATGCGTACAGCACAAACCCAAGCGGATCATCTTTAAAACTGAACAGCTTGAGCATTAACTGTTCCTCTTGGGGGTGTGCTTCTTGTTTAGCCATTTATTTTTCCTAAAAAAAAATTTTCTGAAAATTTTTACGTGTAGGGCGTTGGACAGGTCCAGAGACAGAGGCGCGCGGGAAAATCTGGGGGTGGGGGTGGGTGTACCCCCTATCACGCCTAGAACGAAACACGTAAAACCGTAGCACGTTTAAACGTCTTGCGCTGCTAGTTATCGCATAACGTATATTATGGAAAGTCAAAACGTGAAACATAAACACGCTAAGTCTTTGATTTCATTGGGTTATTATCCATAGGTTGAATATCGCTTACTACTTGCTCAACTATAACGGTATTAGATTGTTCGTGTTCTATTGTATCGGGTGCGTTTAAACGTTGCACGTTTGTGTCTGCTAATTGCATCATTGCCGCTAGATCAATCTTGTGAGTTACAGCGATAGCGACGGTGGCAGGTATCAAACGCCCTAATAAGCCACAAAACGTTTT